GACAACATATTAGTCCTGCCCACACCTACAGAATTTGAGGGCGAGGACATCCCACCGGTGAAGGATTACTTAAAAGCCACACAAAAAAGTGGCAAAGACCTGTGTGCGGAGCAAGTGTACATCGAAACATATAAATGGCTTAAAGCACGAGGCTGTGAAAAGTTAGTAAACACCCAGCTTATCGAGCAGTACGCTATGAGCGTTAGCCGTTGGATACAATGCGAGGAATGTATATCTGAATATGGATTCCTTGCAAAGCATCCGACCACCGGCAACGCCATCGCAAGTCCTTATGTTTCAATGAGCAAAGACTACCTCAAACAAGTCAACGCTACTTGGTTTGCAATTTATCAGGTAGTGAAAGAAAACTGTTCTGTGGAATTTGATGGTGCAAGTCCACAAGACGATTTTATGGAGCGATTATTATCCGCTCGGAAAGGACGATAACAATGAAAAAATATAAAACTGCGGAAAGTGTCTGCAAAGGACATCCCGATAAGCTCTGCGACATTATTGCAGACAGCATTTTAGACGAATGTCTCATGCTCGACAAGTCATCTCGTGTGGCTTGTGAGGTTATGGCCACCGGTCACAAAATCATCGTAGCCGGTGAAATCACCTGTAGCAAATATGTAAATATCAGAAGTGTAGTTCGTAGGGTTTTATGTAGCATAGGCTATAACCCTTTTGCTTATTTAATTTATGTATATTTACACAAACAGAGTCCCGACATCAAAAACGGTGTAGATGTAGCTCTTGAACACAGACAAGGTGATACCACTAAGTGGTATGGTGACCTCGGTGCAGGTGACCAAGGAACTGTGTATGGCTACGCTACCGATGAATGTGCAGAGATGATTCCCCTCTCTCTTATGTATGCACACAAGATTTGTGAAAGGCTCGACTCTGTAATGAGTGATGGCATCATCAAGGGCATCGGCCCTGACGGAAAAGCACAGGTAACTATTGAATACGAAGATGAACAACCCAAGCGTGTTAGCTCTATCATCGTTTCAGTTCAGCACAAAAAAGATGTACAGCTTAAACAGCTCCGTGCAGATATTATTTCAAATGTTCTGTGGCCTGTGTTCGAGCAGTTCCCTTTCGATGATGACACCGAGATTTTAATTAACCCTTCCGGCAGATTTGTCAAAGGTGGTCCTGCCGCCGATACCGGTCTTACGGGTAGGAAAATCATCGTGGATACATACGGTGGTCACGCCGCACACGGTGGCGGTGCCTTTTCAGGTAAAGACCCTACAAAGGTTGACCGAAGCGGTGCATACATGGCACGAGCAATTGCTCGCAACATCGTGGCCTGTGGTTTTGCAAAGAGATGTCAGGTTGCTATTTCTTATGCAATCGGCAAAGCAGACCCTGTGGCTGTTGAGATTGACACCTTCGGTACAAGCATTGCTTCAGAAGAGATGCTGAAAAAGGCAGTGCTTGAAGTGTATAACTTAAGACCGGCGGCAATCATAGAAGCTCTTGGACTCCGCCGTCCAATTTATGCAGACACAGCTTGTTACGGTCACTTTGGCAGACTTGCTAAGTGGGAGTATTACTCAAAGCTCCCTGAACTCAGAAAGGCGGTATACAGCTATGGTGATTGAGAAAAAGAAAACCGCTGAACTGCTCCCTGCCGACTACAACCCTCGTAAAGATTTAAAACCCGGTGACAAGGAATACGAAAAACTGAAACGCTCCATTGAGCAGTTTGGTTATGTCGAGCCGGTTATTTGGAACAAGGCGACCGGCAGAGTTGTTGGCGGACACCAAAGACTTAAGGTCTTAATTGATATGGGTATCACCGAGGTTGAGTGTGTGGTTATTGAGCTTTCCGAGGAAAAGGAAAAAGCTCTCAATGTTGCACTCAATAAAATCTCCGGTGATTGGGATAACGATAAACTCGCTCTTTTGATTGCTGACCTGCAAGGTGCGGATTTTGATGTATCTCTAACCGGCTTTGATGATCAGGAAATTGAATCGTTATTCAGAACAGATACTGAAGCAGGTGTTAAAGAGGATGACTTCGATGTTAATGAAGAGTTACAGAAACCCACCTTCACAAAAGCAGGTGACATTTGGCAACTTGGAAATCATCGTCTTATCTGCGGTGACAGCACCAAAGCTGAAACCTACGATGCTTTGATGTGCGACAAAAAAGCAAACCTTGTTGTAACCGACCCTCCGTACAATGTTAACTACGAAGGCACCGCCGGCAAAATCAAAAACGATAACATGGAAAACAGCAAGTTCTATCAGTTCCTGCTTGATGCCTTTACCAATATGGAAAAGGTTATGGCTGATGACTCAAGCATTTATGTATTCCACGCTGACACCGAAGGTCTCAACTTTAGAAAGGCTTTCTATGATGCCGGCTTCTATTTATCCGGTACCTGTATTTGGAAAAAGCAGTCCTTGGTGCTTGGCCGTAGTCCTTACCAATGGCAACATGAACCTGTGCTGTTTGGTTGGAAAAAGAAAGGTAAGCACAAATGGTACACCGGCAGAAAAGAATCAACCATATGGGAGTTTGATAAACCTAAAAAGAATTCAGACCACCCAACCATGAAACCTATTCCGCTTGTTGCATACCCGATACTAAATTCAAGTATGAGCAACTCTATTGTTCTCGACCCATTCGGCGGTAGCGGTAGCACCCTGATTGCTTGTGAACAGACAGATAGAGTTTGCTATACTATTGAACTGGACGAGAAGTTCTGCGATGTAATCGTAAAGCGTTACATTGAGCAGGTCGGTTCGTCTGAAAATGTGTCCGTGGTTCGTGACGGCTTGACATATAAATTTGCAGAACTCCAAACCGACTAAACCGTTGTGTCTATTACACAATCTATCAGGAAATAAAACTACATTGTTTTGTAGTATTACATCTTGATAAAATGTCGTTTTAGAGCGAATATGTACCTACCAAAATTAAAGGAGGACACAACGATGACAATCACAATTCACGCACAAGGAACTGAGCGTAAGAGACTGGTGCAGGTCATTTCAAAGTGGCTTGCACTACCTGCAAATTACAGCGGAGCACCTTCCTTCGAATACAAGATAGGAAGCATCACCGTAAAAAGGGACGGTTCCCTTGAGGTAGACGACAGCCTTAATAACGAGGCTTTCAACAGACTGCTGACACACATTTATGAAGAGGGTTTTGACATTGACCTAACCGACAGCGAGGAGGGACCTATACAGCCTGAAGGCGTGGCGGTTATTATCCCTCGCAGTCAGTTGGACGATGAAGCCTTAGAAAAGCTTAAGGTTTTAATAAAGGTCAAAGGCCCACTCATTTGCAAGGCCCTGAATGTTGACAGCCTTCCCCTTGAGGTAACCGACACCGAAGTTAAATTTGACTGGTTTGTGGGTAGCACCACACACGAGGAATTTGAAGCCTACGCCACCTTCGTTTGCAAACTCTGTGAGATGGCTCGAAACCAAAAGCGAATCAACATCACAGACAAAACTGTTACCAACGAAAAGTATGCCTTTAGATGTTTCCTTTTGAGACTTGGCTTCATCGGTGACGAGTATAAATCACACCGTAAAGTTTTATTAAAACACTTAACAGGCTCAGCCGCTTTCAAGGAGGTGCCTAAAAATGAAGATGCCGAATGAAAGAACTCTTGAGTTCTTAAGGGAAACTTTCACGGAAGGTACAAGGGTAGAGCTTTTGGCTATGGATGACCCCTACAACAAAAAGCTGAAACCGGGTTGTAGGGGTACCGTAAAGAGCGTTGACGATATGGGAACCATACATGTTTCTTGGGACTGTGGCTCTTCCCTCGGAGTGGTTTATGGCGAAGATTTATGTAAGAAAATAACCGAATAATAATACACACAATACCACCAAAATAGACCCCGAATGTTTGTGTAATATATAGTGCCAAATTGACTTGATATAGTGTGCTTTTAGAGTTAATATACACACACCGAAACAAAAGAAAACACTTTACGGAGGCACATTATGAACACAAAAACAGCACAGCAAATCAGAGAAATGAAAGACCAAACAATCGGGGTTGAGATTGAGATGAACAACATCAAAAGAGAAACCGCCGCAAAGCTCGCCGCCGAGTTCTTCGGAACACGCCGCTACCAAAACACAGCAAACCGCAACGGATACTTCACTTGGTCAGCTTGGGATGAAGACGGCAGAGAGTGGAAATTCCAAAGAGATGTTAGCATCGCAGGACCTGACGGTGAAAAGTGCGAATTGGTAACACCGATTTTAAACTACAACGACATCGAGCTTTTGCAGGAGCTTGTAAGAAGACTTAGAAAAGCAGGAGCAAAAAGCGATGCAACAAGAGGATGCGGAGTTCACATTCACATCGGAGCCAACGGTCACACACCACAGACTTTGAGAAACCTTGCAAACATTATGGCGAGCCACGAAAGCCTTTTGATAGACGCCATCAACATAGACCACACAAGGTCAGCAAGATACTGCAGAACGGTTGAAACACAGTTCTTAAACGAGCTTAACAGAAAAAAGCCAAAGACAATGGCAAAACTCGCAGACATTTGGTACAGCTCACACGGAGCAACCTTCGGCAGAAACCATCACTACAACGACAGCCGCTACCACATGCTCAACCTCCACTCAACCTTCACAAAAGGCACAATCGAGTTTAGACTTTTCCAATTCGATGCACCGGCAAACGGAAGACGAAACGGACTACACGCAGGACAGCTCAAGAGTTACATTCAGCTTTGCTTGGCACTCACACAGATGGCAAAGCAAGTAAGAACAGCAAGTCCTAAACCACAGCAAAACGAAAACCCAAGATACGCTATGAGAACTTGGCTTTTGAGACTTGGCTTCATCGGTGACGAATTCAAAACAGCAAGAGATGTTTTAACAAAAAGACTTGCAGGTGACACAGCCTTTAGAAACGGCAGAACAGCCTAAACGAAAACAGCAGGGATTAGCCTTATGCTACTTTTCACCCGACCGCTTCGGCGGTCTTAAGGTGGTAGAAGGGTGCTCCTTCAAGAAAGGATGAGTCAAATGACTAAAAGGTATTACATTGCTTACGGCAGTAACCTGAATGTACGACAAATGAAACACAGATGTCCCACAGCAAGGATTATTGGAACATCGGAAATTCCCAACTACGAGCTTCTTTTTAAAGGTAGCAAAACAGGGTCTTATTTAACCATCGAACCTAAAGAGGGTTCCACGGTTCCTGTGGCGGTGTGGGAAGTCTCTGAACGAGACGAACTTGCCCTCGACCACTACGAGGGATTCCCCACCTTCTATTACAAGAAGGAAATGAACCTACCGATAACCGGAATCAAAACCGGCAAGGTTCGACAGCGAGATGTGTTCGTGTACATTATGCACGAAGAGCGTCCCCTTGGAATTCCAAGTCGCTTTTATTTAGAAACCTGCCTTGAAGGGTACAGTTGCTTTAGATTCGACGAGGATTTCCTTGTAAAGGCTTTAAGGAACAGTGGGGTGAAGATATGAAAGAGCAATTAAAAGCCGCTGTGTGCCCTTTGTGTGGGCAACGCTACACAGCACCGTCTGCCCTCTCAAGGGTGGATAACAAAACCCCTATCTGCCCTGAGTGTGGAACTCGACAGGCCCTGCAAAGTATAGGCGTTCCCCTTGAGGAACAAGAGCATATAATCGAGGTTATTAGGAAGTACAGCACAACCGAAAATAAGGGTAAATAATACACAGTTTTCTCTCCTTATCTTTGTGTAGATTATGCCTCATAATTAACTTGATATAGTGTGCCTTTAGAGTTAATATGACACTACCAAAAGACAAGGAGAGAATCACAATGAAAACCTACAAAACCTTAAAAAACCAAATCGCAGGAATTAAAACACAGAACAATTTAATCGATGCCCACATTAAAACCTGCCAAGCCTACAGCAACTACGAACTCAGCCACGAAGAGTTTATGGAATTACGACAGGATATGATTTCAAAAAGAGCCGAGCACCACATTGCTTGGGGTCAGGGAATTTAAGGAGGAAAAAACAATGAAACCTTTTACAACCATCGAGAAGTTACAGCTTGATTCAATCGGAAGCAACGGTGCAGTATTAAAATACAACGACCACGTCCTTTTCACCTACTGTAATTGGAAAGGTGAATTCACAGGTGAGGTTTACGAGTTTATCGAAACTCCTGAAGAGACAGGCCTTGGGGATATCGAATGCCGACTCAATTGCATCAAGGTAAGCACCGAGGTTTTTGCAGACGGCGGACACGCCATCGAGTGGTGCTTAAAGCAAATATAAAAACACCTGAAAGCGGAGCCTCCGGGCTCTGTTTTTAGTTGTCATAAACTGCTGTAATATACACAATTTCAAGCCTTTATCTTTGTGTAGTTTATAGCTCATAATTAACTTGATATAGTGTGCTTTTAGAGTTAATATGGGTACAACGAAAGGGGAACAAACCCCTTAGAAAATTGGAGGAATTAAAAATGAAAAAAATCACACTTTTTGAAAAGGCAATCAACGAGAAGGTAAACGACTTAAGCACCTTGGGAATCAACGGCACAATGTTTTGGGCCTACAGAAGAACACAGGATTCAAACAACGAGTTCCTGAACTTCGACGAGGTTATTTGGGAAAAGGACATTGAGGAGATTGCAAAGGCACTCAACGAAAACAACATCAGCGAGTTCACAATTTCCTGCAATTACTCAGGACTTATAACAACCCTTGTAGAGTTCGAAAAGCACGGCTTCAAAGTAAGAGGCACAACAACAGTAAACGCTTCCTACAAAGATTGGAACACAGGAAAACTCGCAACAATCCCGGCAATCAGAATGTGGAGAGCATAAGCCTCCCTTCCCTGCAGGGCGGAGCCGAAAGGCTCTGTTCCTCGTTGTAAAAAACTACACAATATTCCTCCAATATCTTTGTGTAGATTATGCCTCACAATTGTCTTGCTATATGTGGCTTTCAGAGTTAATATGTGTACACCGAAAGGGAAAACAAAACAACGGAGGACACAACGATGACAAGATTTCAAAGAGAACTCAGCGGTAGCTTAGGAGCCTTTTGGAAGGCAGAAGCCGAAAAGGAACTCGCAAGAGTAAAAGCCGACCTTGAAGCCGGCAAGATTACAATCGATGAGCAGGGCGTTGCAAGAAACTGCATCGGCAGGGTTTTGATGGACGATTTGCTTGAGAAG